GGTTGCTGAAGCGCAGGGTGAACGAGTAGGAGATGAGCTTGTCGTTGGCCGTCGTCTTGAACAGATACTCCGAGTCGGTCACTACAACGGGGATGAGGCTCGATCCATCCACAAGGAAGACAGCCCGAGAGACGGCGATGTCCCGCAGGTGGTCGACGTAGCCCTCCTCAACGTAGTCGGTGGATACGCGGATTTGCTTCTCGGCCTTGACGGTGGTGGTGGTCACACCCCGTTCCCATGCGTGATACGTCCAGTCGGTTGTGGTGGTCACGGCGTCCCAGTTCCCGCGGGGGCGGTTGTAGTTGCTCCGCTCGATACCGGTCAGGCGCTCCTCACTCTTTTGGTCGAAGTTGAAGCAGTCCCAACCCCCGTGGCGGTTCAAGAACATGAGCTGTTTGCGGGGGTAGTTGGTGCAGCCTTCGTCGATGGTGAAGCGGTGGACCACGCTCTTCTGATTGGCCTGTATGACCGTGGAGGTGCTGGACAGGTACAGCTCGTAGTAGGCGAGGTCTGCGTCCGTGATGAGCGTGGTCAGGTCCGTGTTGGACGCGGCGCTTGCGTGCTGTTGCAAGTTAAGCGGGCCAACCCCAATGTATTGCACGGCCTGCGCGTCGGTTGTGGGGGTGGTGTCTCCACCTACTGCGTCGAGGTCAAGGTTGGCCGTGGCAATGATGGTGCCGTCGGATTCGAACCCCCGGATCAGCAGATATTGAGCCGTGGAGCCTTCTGCTCCGTAAGCCATTACGGACCCTTGGGCGGTGCCGATGCGATGCTCCCGCACCTCGCCCCACGCCGACCCGAATTTGGATTCTGTACCAAGGTTGGGCGCACTGCTCAGGAAGTTGTCGGCGGACGAAGAGGGCTGGAAGCTACCGTCCCCCCGTGCGTATGCGTCGCCGTAATTGATGAACTCATCCCGGAACGCGAAGAGGGTAGTCGATGCTTCGTTGAGCGTCTCGGATGGCTCCCCCGTTGGTGAGGCAGCTTCCTCATGGCCCAACTCCAATTCGAACTGACGGGCCGGGAATTGCTCATACGACTCCGATACGATGTTGGCCGGGCTGAACCCTGTCCGCCCCAAGGTGAGGACCGTACCGGCGGGGCTGTTGCCGTTGACGATGTTAGGCCCGATGTAGTCGTCGAGAACGCGGGAGATGTCGAACACGGCGACCTGATTGGACGCGCTCAACATGTGCGTCTTGAGCTTGGCGAGCTGGGTTCCGCTACGGTCCTTGATGACCAAGATGAAGCGATACTTGAAGTAGGTGTCCACCACGGATTCGGAGACCTGAATAATCAGAGGCTCCGCCGTGCTTTGGAAGTTGCTCGTTGATGGGATGAGTTCAAATTGTGCCGCCATCGCTGAGGGTCTTTATTGCGTTTCCAATGTCAGCCGCTACCGCCTTCTCCAGTTTCGCGTTGTGCTTCTTGAGAGTGCGGTCGTAGGCGTTCGTGAAGAAATAGGAGGGCTTGATGCCGGTTTGATATATGGAGCGGCTGATGGCGTACACCATGCTCTTCCGTGCGGCGAACTGCCCCCCAGGGCCACGGGGCGCGATGCCCTTCTTCACCACCCACTTGTCGATTGCAGGACGGAGCCCCCCGGAAGGCCCAGAGCCCGAACCGAACCGGAACGGGGAGCGCGGGGCCTTGGCTGAGGAAATAGCACCCCGGACCCCCTCATCCACGAAGCCGGCGTAATCGGCACCGGGAAAGGAGAAGCGGAGGTTCAGGGACTTCTCGTCTTTGCTCACCCCCTGCTCGTAGCGGATGGAGTTGTAGAGCTTGCCCGTTACGACCTTGCCCCGTGCCTTGAGGGAGATTCGAGCACGCCGGCGGACTTCCTTGCCGATGCGCCCCAGCTCCTTCATGGAGTTGGTCATCGGGACCCGGGTGCCGTCAATGGTGATGTGTTGCTTCATGCGAAGGCCGCCCCGCAGAGGTCCAGCTTGTTCGAGGTCTGGAGGGAGACGGACCCCACCCACCCCGTGAGCAGATTGTCAAAGCGTGCCGTGAATGGCTCACAATCCACCGGCAGTTCAATCCGCACGTCACGGTCCACGTCGCTCTGGGCGCTCAGGACCTGAGCGTATTGGGTCACGATGTCGAGCAACGTCCGCAGGGTGTCCGAATACTGCTCCTGCGCGTCGGTCTGTCCCGGGAGGATCAACTCGGCGACGATGATGTCCAATTGATAGGTGAGGATGCCCCGGTCGATGGTGGCCGAGGAGATGTCAGCGTAGCAGAGGGGGTACTTGTCGCCGGCGAGCTTCTGGATGTCCACCTCGGAGAGCTCCCCCTGTTTGAAGGAGTTGATGAAGCGGTGCTCCAAGGCGATGGTCTCAAGCTCATCGAGGATTTGATTGACGGTTCTCATAGGTTCATTTTTTGCTTTTCGAGGAGGGCGCGGTCTTGTTCGTAGGCGAGCCATGCCAAGGCCGTTTCGAGGTGAGTCCTTTCCACCGCCGGTAGTTTAGTAATGTCCTCCCCTGCGAGATGTACAAACGTGGCGAACCATCCGTATTTCTCGGATAGCTTGGATCCTTCACCGCCTGTGAAAAGCTGTCCAAAGCGATGGCTAATGCCTTTCCGGTACGCAAAAAAAAAGCGGCGGCACCCAGCGCGTGGGCCATCTTCATCTCCTTGAAGTATTCCGAACGGTCCTCCCCGTCGTAGTCTTCGATCCGGTAGAATTCCCCGTGTTCCTCCACGATGGGACGGTAGAGGATGCCCATGACCTGGGGGAGGTGCTTGTCGAGGGAATCCTTGCAGAGGGTCTCAATGTCGGCGAACTCGGCCAACGTGATGCGGGAGAGGTTGGGATGGAATCCGTAGCGTTGGTCCAGCTCCACGATGCGCTCCAAGGGATACTCCTCGTCATACTTGTCGATGATGCCACCCAGCACGCTCCCGATGTGAAGGATGTCCTTCTTCTCCATGCCCATGATTTCCTCTGTGGTGAGGCGGCACATGATGGAGATCGTCTCCACCACCTGCCGCATCTCATCACCTTCGGGGATGGCTTGGACGCGCCTGTATTGGTCGATGGTGACGTCGTACAGGTCCTCGGGGATTGTGATGGTCTTCTTCACGTCTGTAAATAGACGAAAGGTTGGCCCATAAAAAAAGGCCCCGGAGGGCCTGTTGCTTAGAGCAGTTGGAGGAGGATGGAGGGCAGAAGGAAGAGCCCGATTATCCAAAGGGAGCGGAGGAAGTCTTTCATGTCTCAGCCAATTGAATGCCCAACATGAACCTCAAAGATGCCAGCGTTGAAAATGTCCGGCCCTTGTAGCTTTGCCCAGTCTTGCACTTGTTTCACAGTGCAGTCAAAGTGTTCCGCAATCTTTGTGAGGCTGATGTCGTCGACAGTGCGGAAGTGGTAGTTGAATTTCATGGTTGCTTTGTTTTGTGCGTTTCTGATGGTGCTAAGATATGGTGAACAAACGATTCCACCAAATCTTTTTGCATTCACGCCAAATGGTACACCCCGCGGCGGTGGGTGGTGAGCAGATTGAGGCAGACGTAACGCACCGCGTCGATGCCGTGGTTGTCCTTGTCCACGGGCCGGTTGAGGTTGCGCCCGTTCTTGTCCTGCTCCCATCGGTACGCCCTGAGTTCCTTCTGTAGGTTGGTGCTCTCCGCAGTCACCAGCAGCTTGTGGCGTCTCATGATGTCGATTCCCTGCCGTACGGAATCCGGTCCCTTGCGCGCGGGCTTCACGTTGTGCCCCAGCCGGAACAGCTCCTCGATGGACTTGGGCTCGGCGCTGTCGGCGATGATGGTCTGGCAGTCGAGCTTCTCCAGCTCCTCGGCGATGTCGGGATTCGTGAGCCCGGTGGAGTACAGCCGCTCGTGGAGGATGAGGGTATGACCGTCCTGGTAGACATCAATCACCGCGGTGGGGTCGTTGGTGAATCCGAAGTCGAGGCCGGTCCCGATGCGCTTTCCGGCTATCTCCCCTACTTCCCAAGTGAAGACGGCGGCTTGGTTCACGCCCCGCTCTCCGAGGCCGTAGATTCGCCAGTAGTTCGGGTCTGCATCCTTGAGGCGCTCAATCTCCGCGATGGTGGCCTTGTCGAGGAAGGGGTTGTCCTTGTAGGTGGTGCGGAAGAATGAGCAGTCCTCCCGGGGGATGACCTCCTCGTAGATCCAGTGGTATTCATCCGATGGGTTAAAGTCGATAATCGCTCGGTCGGTGGTCCTCAACATGAGCTGCCTCCAGTCCTCCAAGCTCAGCTCGTTCGCCTCATTTACGTAGAGCGTCGAGCGGCGCCGGCCTCTCACTTTTTGGGGTTGGTCCACGCTGATGAACTCCACGAGGTTCCCCCACAGGACATACGTCGCCTCGGACTTGTTGTGAAGGGTGACGTCGTACGCGTCCTCCCTCTCGAGAATCTCGAAGAAGTCCCTCATGGCCGTAGCCCTCAGCGCGGGGAATGTCTTCCGGGCTATGGTGATGACCGCGCCGGAGTTCTCATTCTGATAGCACAGCTCGACGAGGCTCTGAAGTATGGAGTACGTCTTGCCCGAACGGGTTCCGCCTTGGTGAACCTGCACACGGGAGGCGCACCCCTTTACGTGGTAGTAGGTGGCGGGCTGTCTCACGTTGCAAAATATGACGCAAAAAAAAGACTCCCGAAGGAGTCTGTAAGTTCGAGGATCACAAATGGCTTACGCCATAAATCCGCTCTTCTTAAATGCCCAATCGACGGTGGCGAAGTAGGCCGTATCCGAGAGGCAAGCGCGGA